AATCCCATCACTGGTGCTATTCCAACCATTACAAGTTTGTTGACCAGCAACTATCTTGACATAGATGCACCTAACCCTGACCTTTATCCGCAAGGCATGTTGTTGTTCAACACACGACGTTCAGGATTCAATGTCAAGAGTTTCCAGGTGGATTATTTCAACACCACAGATTTTGATGTGGCAATCTGGGACGCAACAACACAGTACGTGTACAATGATTTTGTCAACTACAATGGCATAATTTATGTTTGTATCCTGGCACCCACAGCCAATCAGAATCCAACCAATACCACATACTGGGTTGCTATAGAAACCAATACCTGGACCACAGCTTCAGGCAACAAGGCTTCGGGTGCACCTTACATGGGTCGCCAGGCACAGCGTGCCATCATCGTGGCCGCACTCAAAGCTGGCATTGACGCCAACATTGAAATACGTGAGGAACAACGCCAGTTTAACTTGATTGCCTGTCCACAGTATCCAGAACTGATTCCCAACATGGTTGAACTCAACAACGACCGCAAGAACACAGCCTTTGTGATCGGCGACACTCCGTTGCGTCTTGGACCTGATGGCACCGATATCACTGCCTGGGTGACCAACAATGGCGGAGCTGGTACTGCAACCGAAGACGGTTTATCTACCGGCGATGTGTATCTTGGTGTGTTTTATCCCAGCTGTCAGACCACAGATCTTTCTGGCAGTCCAGTAGTACAACCACCCAGCCATATGATGATACGTACCATTATTCGCAGTGACGAAGTGGCTTTCCCCTGGTTGGCACCTGCCGGTACTAGACGTGGTGTCATAGACAACGCTGCCCGCATAGGCTATGTCAATGGAACCACTGGCGAATTTGAAACCATAGGTGTCAGCCAAAGCCTTCGCGACATCTTGTATCAGGCGGACATCAATCCCATAACATTTGTTCCAGGAATAGGTATTACCAACTTTGGCAACAAGACAGTAACCGCAACAACCACAGCACTTGATCGCATCAACGTGGCACGTTTGGTAGCATTTATTCGTTCTAGACTGCAGGAAATTGGCAACACATTCTTGTTTGAACCCAACGATCAGATCACACGCAATGAGATACAAAACACCATCAACAGTTTGATGATCGACCTGGTCAACAAGCGTGGTATCTATGACTACTTGGTAGTTTGTGATCTAACAAACAACACACCAGCACGCATAGATGCCAACGAATTGTGGGTAGATATTGCAATTGAGCCGGTCAAAGCAGTTGAATTTATCTATATTCCTCTGCGCATCAAGAACACCGGTGAGATCGCTACCAGCATCAGCACTGTGGCAACAGCGGCATAACACCATGGTCCAAACAACCATAAATAAAGTATATAGGAGATAATACCATGGCAGTTTCATCGTTAACCAGAATGACAGTGCCTTTGGCCAGTGACCAAAGCAATCCAAACCAGGGCTTGTTGATGCCCAAACTCAAGTATCGCTTTAGAGTGATATTTGAAAACTTTGGAGTCAGCACACCACGAACAGAACTTACCAAACAGGTCATGGATTTCACACGCCCACAGGTGGATTTTGCTGACATTGATGTGCCCATTTACAACAGCACAGTACGCTTGGCCGGCAAGTATACCTGGAGCGATTTAACTTGCCAGATTCGCGACGATGCTGGCGGCAATGTCAGCCGCTTGGTAGGCGAGCAGTTGCAGAAGCAGTTGGACTTTTCTGAAATGGCTTCGGCTGCTTCGGGCATAGACTACAAGTTCCTGACACGTTTTGAAGTGTTGGACGGCGGCAATGGTGCCGGCGAACCAGTGGTTCTAGAGAACTGGGAAATCTATGGTTGCTATCTCAAGAGCGTAAACTACAACAACATGGACTATGGTACCAGTGAAGTGGCCACCATAAGCATGACCATACGCTTTGACAATGCCAATCAGACTCCAGGACAAGGTGTTGGTACCTTGATTGGTCGTACAGTGGGTGACGTAGCCACCGGAGTAGGCTAAACCATGGCTTTTGGCCAAGACTTCCTCAAAGGATTTTTTGGCGCGGACGGGTTAAAAACTTACGCTCACGCCAGTAAAACTTTCTTAACTAACGGATACGAACTGGCCCCCAGGGCCAAGTATCTGTTCCATGTTTATTTCACAGTAAACACCCAACAGGTTCCGGCACTCAAAAACGCTTTCCCCAATCAGGACGTGGCACAGATTGGCCTCATGGTCAAATCTGCACAGTTGCCTAGCTACGAGCTCACAGTAGAAACACTAAATCAATACAATCGTAAGCGCCTGGCCCAGACCAAGATTGAATACAATCCAGTGACCCTGGAGTTCCACGACGATGGTGGAGACCTGGTGCGCAACATGTGGTACAACTATTTCAAGTACTACTACAAGGATGCCAGCCAACAGTATGACAATGCCAGTGCTACCAATGGCAGCATGGCAGCCATGATACAGAGTCCTGTGGGTTTCAGCTACAACAATCGTGATATCTATGACAATCAACGCTATGTCAATGATTGGGGCTACATTGGTGAATCCTACACAGATGGTGTGCCTGGAGCAGGTCCTACCACCAGCAAGCCGCCATTCTTCCGCGACATCAGGATCTATGGTCTGAATCAGCGCAGATTTGCCGAATACATATTGATCAATCCCATGATCACCAACTGGACACATGACACCTACGACTACAGTGCCGGCAACGGCATAATGAACAATCGCATGACCATACGCTATGAAACTGTGAAATACTACACCGGAGCCGTGGGCGGTGTAAGGCCCGATACCAACGTGGTGGGCTTTGCAGATCCAGCCTATTATGACACTGTGCCCAGTGCCTTGGCCCGACCTGGAGCCACTCAAACTGTGCTGGGACAAGGTGGCTTGCTGGATGCCGGCATCGGCATAGTAGAAGACCTACAGAGTGGCGGAGTGGCTGGCCTGATCGGCGCGGCACAAAAAGCCGGCACGGCCTATTTCACATTCAAAGACAAAAACATCAGAAGCATAGTCAACGAAGAAGTCAATCAAGGTGCCAGAAACATCATACGTGGCAGCCTGCCTGGAGCAGTGCGCGGCGCCATTGGCAGCACAGTACAGTCGCCCAATGCTGTGGGTCTGCCCACACCCAATCGTGGACAGCTGGACGGCATATTCTTTCCCACACCACCACGTGGCACCAACACTCCACCGTTTAATCCAGGAGGCTGATCGTGCCCACCATCAATGAAGTCAATCCCAGTATAGATCAAACAGTCAGGATCTTTGATCAGTTCTACAATTACTCGGCCAACGTGCCTGCAGAAGAATATGATGCTGTGCTCAGCTACTTCAAGAGTGTGTTTACCACTGTGTTGGCCGCTGAAAACTTTACCAGCAGCCTGTTCCGTGTGGCCGAAGAAACCAATCAAAGTGCGCTGACCCTGTTGCAGACTTTCCAGGAAGGCGGACAAAGTGCTCCAGAAATTACCATACTCATGGCCTACTATTTGAACAGTATCCGCAGTCCTGCCACCTTGTTGGGCGTGCTCACACCCACACAACCCAACTTCTATGCTGCCAGGAATGTGAGAGCATGACATGGCCAACTTCAGACAGGGCGTGTACACAGTAAGGAATCCTGACAAGTATGTGGGCAAAGGTACACCCAGATACAGATCGGGCTGGGAAATGACCTTCATGATGTTTCTTGACAGCAACGACAACATCGTGCAATGGGCCAGCGAAAGCATTACCATACCCTACAGAAATCCCATCACTGGCAAGCAGAGCATGTATGTGCCAGATTTTTTTGTGACCTATCGTGGACGTGACAACACCACACGTGCCGAACTGATAGAAATCAAACCCAAAAAACAAAGCCTGATCGAAAGCAAGATGAGCGACCGAGATCGTGCCATAGTAGCAGTGAACTACGCCAAATGGGATGCTGCTACCAAATGGGCACGGCGCAATGGACTCACATTCCGTGTGATCAACGAAGACCAAATATTCCATCAAGGCAGCAAACGGACCGGTAAATAGGTCATGACCCGTAAACTGGAAGAACTTTTTGACTTTCCGCCCAGTGGCAGCGAAAGCGACACCACAGAACCCGACACAGTTCCTGTGACTCAACTGCAACTCAAAGAAATAGATGCCACCATAGACAAGATCGATGCGGCCTTGCCCATGGTGCGTGATCTGGAAACTGGAGATG